CCTGTTCGGGAGCGTGAACACGAACGGTCGGACCTGATCGGCGCCGATGTCCCACGCGCCCTCGCGCGTCACCCCGTCGATGTCGTCAGCGAAGAGCCCGGAGCCTGGGTCGGTGAAGCCGAATCCCCTGGCTCCGGCGTCGGACGCGGCAAGGTGGTAATCGTCTCCGGCCGCGTTGACGAACGTGAAGGTCTGACCCGTGCGCGAACTCGTGCCGGGGGCGGAGCCGTCACTCGATGCGTTGTTCTTGGTCCCCGCCGCGTAGGCGCCACCGACGACAAACGTGACGTCACCGCCCTCCCCCAGGCAGTTGATGCAGAGCGCGCCGTTCGTCGCGTTGGAGACGAACGGAAACTGACCGGACACGCCGATGGCCGTGCAGTTGTAGAACTCGGTGGAGACGAACTCCCCCTGGAATCCAATGGAGCAGTCGTACGCGATGCAGTTCCAGAATTCCGTACTGCCCGTGGCCCCGCCGGTCGGGCGCGCGTGGAACCCGATGAGCGTCCCGCTCGTGAGGACCCCGCGGACGATGCAACTACTGACGCGCATGTCGACGGTGCCCGTCGTCTGGTTCGCGTTCGTCGTCTTGATGCCCTCGTAGGAATCGCCGTCGTTGACCGTCACCTGCACCTGGAGCCCGTCGATGCGGACGTGGGCCGAGGTGTTGCCGTACAGCGCGTTGGCGTTCGTGACTTCGAGGCGGTACGCGTTCCCCGTCGTGGTCCACTTCCCCTGATGACGCGCCGTGCCCGTCGTCGTGATGAGGAGGTAGTTGGTGGCCGACGTCGCGAAATCCCACGGGGTCTGATCCACCGCCGAGGTATCCGCGCCTCCCGACCCATCGCAGAAGATCGTGGTCTGGTCGGTGAGCGTGCCGGGCAGGCTGTTGATGGCTTCGAGCAGCGTGGCGAAGGCGCGCGTCGAGCCCGAAGTGTTATTCGTGGTCCCGTCGCCTCCAGCAGTTGAAGCCGTATTTACGAAGCGCGTGATGGCCACGTCTTACTGCACCCCGAGACTCGCGGGCGCGGCGGGCACCTGCCTCGATTCGTCGTGCCAGAATCCGTCGGCGGGCCGCGGCGTGCAGGCCGTGGCGTTGCAGGCGTGCAGGCGGAACAGCGTCAGCGCCGCCTCGGTGCCCGTGTACGTGAACGGCGACGTCGCCGTGGCCGAGACCAGCGCCCACGACGCGCCGTTGTCGGTCGACTTCTCGAGCCGGTAGGACGTGGCGCCCGCCGACGGCGCCCACGAGTACACGGCCGACCACGCCTGAGCCTCGGCGGCGATGGCCAGGAGCAGCGCGAGCGCGAACAGCAGCGTCTTCATTGCGGTCCCTCCTCGATGGGCCAGCGTTGCGTGAGCCCGCGGCGCATCACGACGAGCAGGCGCGCGGGCAGGGAGTGGTCGTGCGTGGTGGGCCTCGGCCCGTCGTTCACGGTCAGCGGCGGCGGCGGGTACAGGCGACCGAGCGGACTCTCCGGGTCGACGGAGAGCAGCCGCATCGCGCGCCGGTACTGCGGCGATCGCGTGAACATGCCGGTGCCGAGGGGCTTGGACACCGGCTCAGTCTTCCGAAATCGTGCTCGTCGTCTTCAGGCGGGGGATCACGCCGACCGCGAGGGTGATGTTCGGCGTGACCGGGCCTTTGTACATGAGGTTGTTGCTCACGCCGGTCCCGATGCCGAAGTGCGTGATGGCGGCCCCGGGCGACGCCGTGCATTCCCCGAAGTCGATGTTCGCGGTGGGGCTGACGCTGTTGCCGGTGACCGTCCAACCGCCTGAGTTCCGGTTGACCGTGACGCGCGAGTACCCCGTGTAGGCGGTCTCATTCGTGGTCATGGTGCCGGCCTCCCCCGGATCGGCCGTATGGAGCGAGACGGTCAGGGTGGTCGCCGGGCTCGAGGCGTCGTTCTCGGCGAGGTCCGCGATGGCGGTCCCGTTGAACAAAAGCAGAAGGAGCGAATTTTCGAGCGCGTTGGTCTTGGACATGCCCCTATACCCTCCGTGACTGAAGGGCTCGGGGCTCTGGGCTCAAGGCCGCTGGCCGCTGGCCGCTAGGTGTGCGTCGTTACGCCGCTATTGTACGCGGATTGCCGGCGCTTTCGATCCTCCAAGGATCGTGATGTGGTTGACCGCCAGGATCCGTAACCGCAGCCCGCATCGGCAGATGATCTGCACCGGGGGGCTCAGGGCGACCCGATCGCCCCCCTCCAGCTCGAAGAGCGTGTGGGCGCTCACCGGGCACTTGATCGGGCGGAGGGCGGTCGCGTCCATCACCAGAAATAGAAGACCGCGGTCCCGGTCCGGACGCCGGCCGCCGCGTTCAGGAGCGTGATGTTGAACCCCGAGGCCGTGATGTTCGTGGCCCAGCACACGACGTTCGGATTGCCGGAATCGATCGTGATGTTCGGGATCACCCCCAGCGAGTGAGACTTCGGCGTCGAGGTGAACTCGCCAGGGTTCAGTGAGTAGGCGTGGGGCTCCACCAGGAGCGGCTGGCGCTTGCCTGTGGTGACGGCCAGCGGCCCCAGCTTGGGCTCAGTGATCTCCAGGTCATCGATGTCCGTCCCCACCGCCCGCCCGAACGTGACCGCGAGAGACGCGGTCCACGTCGGGGTCCCCGCGCCGGCCACGATGCCGCTCGTGTTGCCGGTGAAGTCGACGGCCTGGACGCGGTAGTGCGTCGACGAGTAGCCCGCCGAGCCGGCCTGCACCGGCAGCGTCGCACCCTCGACGAAGCCTGACGCGATCAGCGAGCCCGAGCCATTCGCCCCGGTGTGCTGCTGCCAGTTGTACCCGCGGACATCCTTCTCCGGCGACGGCGTCCACTTCAGGACGGCGGTCGTGAGCTTCTTGTCGACCAGGGCGAGGCCCGTGGGCAACGCCGGGCCGTCCTTGTCGCCAGGCGCCAGCCAGAACACGATGGGGCCGCCGGGGTTCGAGGTGAGCCCGAAGCGGTTGAAGGACTCGGCCCGGAAGACGTAGGTGTGGCCCGCCGTGAAGCCATCGAGGCGCGCGTCCACGACGCCGGCCCCGAGCATGTTCCCGCTCGCCATGATCTTGCTGTCGGCGAGGTCCGCGTAGTACACGACCGAGTGCGAGAAGTTCACGCTCGGCGTCGTGTAGCGCAGCACGACGAAGGGTCGCGCGGTGCCGTCGGTGGCCAGGGGCGCCCCCTCGGTGAGGACCGAGAGCAGCGTCGGCGGCGACGGGGCCGTATTCGAGAAGTCGACGATGGGATCAATCTCGGACTCGGACGGCAGCGGCCCCGCGACGTAGGTGTAGATCGCGTCGTAGAGCGCCTGCGTCCCGACCCAGAGGTCGAGCACGACCTCGTCGAGCCCGTCCGTGACCGAGAAGGTTTCGCAGATCGCCCCGTTGATGCCACGTGGGGCGTACGTCAGGGAGACCACGTGGCCGTATTCGATCGCGCGGGCATCCTGCTGGCACGTCACCCGCACCGACCGATCCGTGAAGTTGATCCGGGCCATGCGGCGATAGGCGATCTTGTCGGCCGTCACGTGGTTCGTCACGAAGCGCCCGTCCAGGACCAGCACCCGGCCGTGCGTCGACCCGAAGTTACTCGGGAGCGTCACGTTGCGCGTGATCGTGTGCAGCGGCGTGCCGTCGAAGCCGAGGCGGTACTCGATGCTCACGGCTCGGATGAGCTGGTCGGTCGGCCGCGGTGTGACCTCGCCGATGGCCACGATGTTCCGGACCCCGTCGCCCACGCCGTCGCGCAGCACGAGCTCGACGTCCGGCGTGTAGGTGTCCACGTGCTCGACCCACTCCCCGTCCTCGTTCATCGTCAGCCACTGGTCGGCGAACTGGCCGAGCAGCCGGAGGACGTCGAGGGCGGGCTCCGGGCCGTTGAGCCCGATGATGCCGTCCGCGAAGAGGCTGGTCGTGGCCGGATCCACCAGGGTCTCGGCCGCGGTGAAGCTGGCCGCGTTGACCGGCTGGCCGAGCCCCCACGAGGTATTCGTCAGGATGTTCTTCCGGACCCGAGAGGAGTTTCGGTCAATCGCGGGCGTCGAGATGTCCGCGTAGATCAGGTGGAGCTCGTCGCTGTTGTGCCGCTCCTGGCGCTTGACGAAGCTGACGATCGTGAAGCCGGGGTACTCCGGGAGCGACGTGAGCACCGTGTATTCCGCCGGCGTGATCTCCTCGAACTGCTGGCCCCCCACCCCGTCGCTCTTGAGCAGGTTGAACGTGAGCGATCCGCCGCCGGCCGCCCGCGGCGCGAGGTAGTAGTTGACGTTGAGCTCGCGATCGTCGCGGATGTGCCAGAGCGGGACATTCGTCGCGTTGCCGAACACGACGAGCAGAGGCTTGCCGAGGTCCGGGGCGTCGGGGAAGAGCTCGTTGGTCACCGTCCCCTTCGGGATCTCGTCCTGGAGCACGGACACCTTGAGGTCCTCGGCCTCGAGGATGAGATGGTCCCCGAGCCGAGGCTGAGAGACCTGCCCCATGAATCGCGTGGCCAGATACCCGTCCGCCTCGTCCGCCCGACGGACCACCAGGTTTGCGCCACGCGGATCGGCGCCGAAGACGGCCGTCAGCGCGCCGTTGAGGTTTTGCAGCGACACCGACACCCGTGTGGGCTCCAGCGTCCGATAGATGGGGTCCGACTGCCGTTGCGTGACTTCGAGGCGCTCGGCGATGAGCCCATAGCGCGGGTCCGTGCCCGCGTCCGAGTCCACCGTCGAGATGAACATGGAGCCCCCGTCCGTCACGAAGTCGCCGGGCACGAAGTCACCGGGGCCGACGAAGTCCGGCTGCCCCTCGAGGTCGACGTACCAGCGCGGCTTCTGGGCGAGGGTCGCCATGGCCTACGCGGCGGACACCTTCTCGGGCTCCGGCATCGTGTACGGCTTGACCGCGTCCATGAACTCGAGCACGGCCAGGGCGCGGTCGGCCGAGAACATCCGCGCGTGATGGCGCGTCGTCGCCGTGCCGGGGTTCACGCCGTCCTCGCAGACCATCTTGACGCACTCCTTGAGCACGCCGAACTCCGCGTCCTCGAGGAGCACGGTCGCCGAGCCGTCCACCAGCGGCGTCAGCACCTCGGAGCCGTCGGGCAGCGTCTGCGAGAGCACGCGCGCGGAGAGCTTCTTGTTGACGTTCGCCATCGCCGTGAGCCGCTGGCCGCCGCCGAGGATGTAGAGGTCCCCCACGCGCGCGCAGATGTAGAGGTCTCGGAGCACGTCCCGCTCCATCAATCCGAAGGTCAGGTCTTTCATGGCTCCTCGCTTCTTCGGCCACTGGTACAGGGTGCGCTGCTTGGTCTTCACCTACGCGCCGCCGACCGTCGCCTCGAAGGCGATGCTGGAGATCTGGGCGCTCGCGTTCGAGCCGTCGTTGTTGGTGAACTCCACCGAGAGCTTGTCGTCATTCGCGAACGTCACGGAGTTCGTGGTGTCGGCGTAGACCCCCGCGCCAGCGGTCGCCGCCACCGTCGCGATCACCGCCGTATCCGCCGCGTTCTTCCGGATCGTCACGGTGAGCGACCCGCCGGCCGGCTGCGAGTTCGAGGTGTGGACGCGGAGGTTCCTGATGGTGCGCGTGGTGGCGCCGCCGACCGTCATGACGATCTGCCGCGCGGTCTCCGAGGCGCTGTGCGTCGACACGGACGGCACGCCGAACGTCGTCGTCGCTGCCGCGACCGTGAGCCCCCCGTACACCTGGTAGTGCCAGTCGGCGATGGTGACGCCGGCCTTCTGGTACACGCCGGAGAGGTTGACCGACCCGGCGCCGGGGTCCGTCACGGAGGCCGGGAGGCCGACGATCAGCCCGCTCTTGAGCGCCATCGCCGTCGCCGTCGTCGTCGAGTTGATCGCCGTCGTCTGAAAGTCGATCCACGCGCTCTCGTCCACGCCGGAGACCCAGGCGTCGAGCGCCTTCAGCATGATGTGGGCGCGACCTGCCGACGAGTACGCCGAGCCGTTGTACCCGCGGGCCGTCATTTGAAGGATGATGTCGTCGGCCGCGAGGGCGTCCGGGCTGGCGTTCGTGTCGTTCGCGCGGCGGCCAGTGATCTGGCTCGCGGCGCCGAAGGATTCCATCTGGATGCGGTTGGCCTGGCCGTCCGCCTGGCAGAGGGCGACCATCTCGTCGCCGATGGGCGCCGGCGGGGCGATGGCGTTGGCGTTCTGCGACACCACGCCGAGCCGCGACACCGAGTAGCGCTCCAGCGAGCCCGACGTGCGCAGCGCCCGAATGAAGTAGCTGGCGCCCGTCGGCAGCGCGGTCTCTGTGAACTCCAGCAGGATGCCCGTCACGCCACCGGCGCCCGGCGTGCCGGCGCTGTAGTTGATCGTCGGGTTGATGAAGAGTCCGACGCCCGCCATCGTTGAGGTCGCCGTCGGGGCGAACGTCGGCGCGATCTGGGTGGCGTAGGCGGTGCCGCCCGTGCCCGTGAAGGTCGACGTTGCCTTGAGCGTCACGGACGTTCCGGTGTTCTGGGCGTTCGAGGCCGTCGTCAGCGACAGCGCGGGCGAGCTGTTCTGGTTACCGACGTTGAAGGTGAGCGCCGTATCGCCGGACAGGCCGAGAGCCGCGCTCGAAGTCAGAATCACGTTGCCGGTCGCCGTGAGGCTGAAGACCACGGCGCCGGCCACCGAGTTGTGGACCTGGATCCGCGTCGCGCTGGAGACCTGATCGGCGCGGATCGACCAGCTCTTGGTCGGGTCCGTGCGATCGAAGAGCCTGATCCCGGCCGCGGCGCCCCGCGCCTGGATTGGCTCGTCGTCCGACGCGGACTCCGTGAGCGTGGCGCCGGCCAGGATGCGCGTGAAGCGCGCGGCCCGCTTCGTGTCGTTCTTGCGATACCAGCCCGCGTAGTGCGTGTTCGTGCCGGCGTCGTCGATCTGGTTCGCCTGCACGTTGTTGAAGAGGTGCGCGCCCTCGATGTAGGTGTCCTCGGCGCCCGCCGTGATCTGGATGCCCCACTGCTGCGTGGGTGCGCCCTGATCATCGCCTGCCGTGATGTCTCGGAGTACGGTGCCCTTGGCGAACGAGGCGACGCTGAACCCCTGCCGGTTCGTCGACACCGCGTCCTCGAAGCCGTTGCCAATGGCTACGCATCCGATGACGTGGTTGTCCCAGCCGCCGATGCCGATGCCGCCGAAGTGGTTGTAGGCGACGTACGAGCTGGACAGCACGTTGCGCTTGGAGAAGTTGGTGCCGCCACCGCCCGGCCCGCCGGCGATGTCGTTGTCGGCGCCGATGATGATGCCGGCGTCGCCGCGCTTGATGGACCGAATGTTGGTGAACGTGCAGTCCGACGACTGGCAGACGTTCAATCCCTCGAAGGACAGGCGCGTGTCGTCCCACGCGTACAGATCGGTCACGGTGCAGCGGTCGGCGCGTCGGAGGACGACGGCCCAGCCGCCCTTGAACTCGGTGATCCCCCGGATGTCGTGGTGCGCGAGGAACCCGTAGGACTGCGTGGCGTTGTCGACGAAGACGAGGGTTGATCCCGGATTCGTGGCCAGCACGGGCGTGCCCTCGTTCGGCCCGGAGTACATGTCCCGCGAGATGCTGCTGAGGTCGTGGAACTTCCCGTAGGTCGCGCCAATGACGTAGACCCCGATACTGCCGTACCAGAGGTCGAAGTGGACGTCGTGGACGTACGGGCGCGTGGTCGTGCCGACGAGCACGCCGGCGGCGATGCGGTGATTCGTGGTCAGGCCGTTGGACTTGAACGTCAGGTGACCCACCTCGCAGTCGGTCATGCCGTTGTCCATGACGATCGGGGCCTTGTTCGACGGCGTCGACGTGAACGTGTCGGCGTTGATGATCGTGAGCCCGATGCCCGACCCGAGGATGCGCTGGTTGCTCTTCAGGACGAAGATGTTGGCCGCGCCAGTCGAGTTGACCGTGATCGTGCCCACCGGAAGCAGGATCGTCAGCGGCTTCGTGATGCCACTGAGCACGTCCGTCGCGCTCACCGAGATCGTCTGCGTCCCCGTCGCGTCTCGCGCATCGACGATGCCGCCGGTCGACGGCAGCTCGATGGCGGCGGCCCGGATGCGCTGCCCCAGGTCGCCGGCCGTCAGGAACTTCTCGGAGGAGATCACGGTCGCCGTCGAATACGACGTGCTGGTCGCGCTCCCGTTGATGTCCATCCGCGCCAGCGAGACCACGCCATTCAACGTCTTGAAGTGGTAGAAGTCCCCAGTCGGAGACGTGTCCGTGAACCGCCAGATCGAGAGGCCCGTGACGTTGTTCGCGCCGAGGATGGACGAGTAACATCCCGCGTCCACCGGCAGCGCGGCGTTGAGCCCGAGCGACTTCGAGAAGAAGAGCTTCGTCGGCGACGAGGCGGCGAAGACGACGACGGTTCCGACCTCGCCCCCGGTGACCTCGTGCGTGCCCGTCGTCGCGTGATACTCCGCGGCGCTGATCGGGAGCGTTTGCACGACGTGCTTGAAGATGACGTCCGCCACCTAGGCCACCTCCTCCCACTCGAAGCTCACGTCGTCCGCCGGGAACTGCACACTGCGCCGCGCAGAGACATGGCGGAGGAGGGCGACGGCATAGGGGTTGTCAGGGAACGGGGCGACCAGCGCGCGGCCGGCCGCCTTCCAGCGGCGCTCGAAGGCTATCCACTCGGCGACCCCGTCGGCCAGCAGGGTGCCCGTCGCCGCGCCGTTGCTGGCCACCCGCACGAGCGCGTTGCGCGTGCCGGTGAGGCGCGCATACTCTGGACCCATCAGGAGGGATTGCGAGCCGCCGCCCAGCGAGCGCGAGATGATGATCGGCTGCGTCGGCGTCGGATCGAAGCCCCACCGGAAGTTCCGGATCGTCGTCAGCGGACACACGAGAAACGCCCCCAGGCGGAACGCGGTCGGGAGATCGGTCTGGTTCGCGATCCCGGTCACGGGCGTCTGCTCCGGAATCACGATGCGCCAGAATCGCCGCGTCACCGTCGACGTCGGGGCGTGCCAGAGGCAGAGGCGGCCATTCAGCGGGCTTTCGCCGATCGTGAGCACCGCTGATTTGTAGTTGGGCTCCCCGCCCCCCCCGGAGTCGAAGGTGTTCGCGTCGTCGGCCCAGATCTGGACGCTGGCGAAATTCGTGTACAAGAGCGCCCACCACTGCACGGCCTTCGCGCTGCCGAGGTCCATGCTGATGAGCTGCAGCGTCGCGGCCGTGCTCTTCCAGGGAATATCCGGCGACGCGGGGTCCTGGATGTTCGTGATGGGATAGCCGGCGGCCTGGCTGCTCACGTTGTAGATGGTCGCGGCCTGAACCCAGTCCGTCGTGACCGTGGCGCGGAGATCCACGGTCATCGGCGCGACCCCTTGTGGTGGCCCGTCTTCTCCATCACAACCTCGTAGAGCCGGCCGCCGCTCCGGAAGTCGCGTTCCACGCGCGCGAGGAACTTCTGGTACATCTCCTCGTCGCTCTTGGCCCCGACGAACGCCCCGGGCGCGACGGTGAAGGTCACGTGGACGTCGCCACTCGAAGCTGATGGCGCGGCCATCGGCGCCAGGACCGTGCCGCCGCCATCGGACTTCATCCCGCGCCACACCTCGGCGTCCTCGGGATTCAGCACCGCCTCGCCGCGATGGAGCATCGCGAGACCGCCCGGCGTGTAGTCCGTGCCGAGCGCGTGCTGCGGAATCGTGTTGAAAATGTCCGTCAGCCGGTCGCGGATGATCACCAGCGCGTCGTAGGCGTCCTTCTGGATCCTGGCCAGGAACGCGAGCGGCGAATCGCCGCCGGTGACCTCGCGCATCAGTTGGTTTTGTCGCTCCAGCAGGATGCCGGTGAGGGCCGCCTGCTCCGTCGCGATGAGGGCCAGGGCCTCGGCCAGCCCCTTCTTGATGCCCTCGATTTCCTTGTCCGCCGCGGCGTTGATCGCGGCGACCTGGGCGGCCTCGGCGGCGCGGATGGCCTCGATGTTGGCGTCGCGCTGCTGCTCGATCGCGCGCACGGCGTCGGCCGTGTTCCGCTCGATCTCGCGATTCATGGCCTCGAGGCCCTTGTTCGCCTCGGTCAGCGCGGCGATCTGCTCGTCGATGGATTGCAGGCTCGCCGCCGCGCTCTCCTCCGGCGTGACCCGCGCCGCCGCGGCGGCCTTGACGGCCTCGAGCTTGCCCACCATCTCGTCGAAGAACGCCTCCCACTTCGGGCCGGGGCGACGCATGACGTCCGTGCCGGCGGCCAGCGCGGCCTGGATGGCCTGCTGCACGGCCGCGGCGTTCTCGGGCGTGGCGTTGGCGGCGAAGGCGGCCTCCGCGGCCCGGACATTGCTCAGCGCGAACGCGAGTCGATCGGCCGGGCCCAGCGGCGAGGTTCCGCCGAGCTTGAGGTCGGCGATCATCTTGTCGATGTCCTCGACCACGCGCGCCCACTCGCGCGAGAGCCGGATGTTCTCCTCGATGGTCCGGCGCTGCTCGCGGAGCGCGTCCATCTCCAGGTTGTTCGCCTCGATCTGGAGGCGGTTGGCTTCCATCGCGGCGTCGGCGGCGGCACGCGCAGCGGCGATGGCCTGGTCGGCGCGCTCCTGCTCCATCCGGATCAGAGCCTCGGTGTTCGCGCGCGCGGCGTTGAGCGATGCCGTCCGCCACGCCTCGACACCGGCGATCAGCCCGTTCGCGAGGTTCGTCAACGACGCCGCGCCCGTCTGGAGGATCTGGAGCGCACCCTCCAGGTTGCCGGACGCCTTCGCCTCGTTGAACATCGTCCCGAAGGTCGTGAGCGCCGGGATGGCGGCCTGCACGGCGATCCCGATGCCCTCGCTGAGCATCTGGGCGCTCGAGCCGCCCTGGCCCGGCGCGAGCCCCGCGAGCTTCGCGAAGAGCGCCGGCAGCGCGGCGGTGATCGCCTGGAGCGCCGCGGCGGCCGCGAAGAGCCGGACGGAGGCGTTCTCGGCGCTCGTCGCGACGTGGTTGAGCATCGTGACCAGCGTCCCGATTGGTCCCGCGTTGCCGATGTCGAGCGACGTCAGCGCGGACGTGATCGCGTTCGACAGGAAGTTGCTGCCGAAGGTGTCGAGCAGCCGGTCGATCTCGGCCTGGATCTCCTGGACGAGCCGCTTCTCCAGCGCGTACTTCTCGAGGATGGCCTTTTCGAGCGCGGCGCCCGCGGTCGCCAACTCCTCGCTCGTCATCGCCTCGGCCCATCGGCTCGTGGCGTCCTGGACGGCCTGCGTCGCCAGGGCCATTGAGAGCCGGATAGCCTGGAGCGCGCCCTCCATTCGCGTGTTCATGTCGAGCGACATGGCGGCGATCGTGGCGCCGAGTCTGACGTACTGCTGCGACAGCGCCGCCACCGCGGCGATTTCCTTGGTGAGCGCTTCGAGCTCTTCCTTCGTCGTGTTGGCGTTGCCGGCAAGCTCGACGAGCTTTTGGCGGAGCGGGGCGACGAGGTTCGCCGCGAACGCCTCCGCGATGCCGCCGAGGGCCAGTTTTGCGGCGTCCCCGATGAACCCGTCGATCAGGCTCGCGAGGCCCGCAAGTTGCGTCAACCGCTCCCCGATCGCCGGGAGCGACTCCTCGAACTTCTTGATGTCCTCGGCGGTTGCGCTGGCCGAGGACACGAGGCGTTCAAACTCTTCGCGGATCGCCTTGATGGGGCCGTTGACGAAGGCGGCCGCGACATCATCCGGCAGCGCCTTGCGGGCGGCGTCGGCGAATTCGACGCTGATCGTGTTCCGCATCGCGTCGAGCATCGTGTTGATGCCGGCCTGAAACTGGTCGATGAACGGGCCGAAGTTGAACGCCAGCCCCCCTTCGTGCTGGGTGCCGGTGGCGCCGGGGATGCCGGGCACCTGGAACGGCCCGAGCCCAGCCGTGGCCGCGAAGAAGCCGCCGACGCCCGCCTGGTCCTCGATCGAGTGCCGAAAGTCCTCGATGGACTTGGCGACACCGGCGAGGTCGACGGCTTCGGACAGTTGGTTGCCGAACGCCGTGACGGCCTCACCCTCCTTCGTCAGCGTCTCCGAGAGCCGCGTCGAGAACGAGAGCCAGCGCTCGGACGCCTTGCTGAAGACGCCGGTGAACTCGAGGACAAAGCCAGTGATCGCCAGCCCCGCGGCGGCCAGCCAGCCGTAGGGGCCGCCGAAGATCGCGGCGGCAGCGGCGGCAGCCAACAGTGCCGACTGCACGGCCTTGCCGGCGTCCGTGATGTCCTTCCGCATCGCGGTCAGGGCGATGCCCACCGCGGCCGCGACGGCGGTGAAGCTCGCGGCGGCGGTGCTCATCTTCCCGACGTTGGCGGCGACGCCCGCAGCGTTGAAGGCCTCGCCGAGCGTGCCGCCGGACCGCAGCGCGAGCGCGAAGGTCTGCCCCGCGGCCACGACGGAGTCGAAGACGGTGACGAGTTTGCCGCCGATGCCGATCAGCGTGTTGCCGAAGCCGGCCAGCGCCATGACGTCGGTTCCGCCGGCCAGGCCGGCGCCGCCGAGGGTAAACGTGCCCTCACCGAGCGGGTCCGTCATCGTGACACCGCCGCCGCCGAGCGCCGCAGCCACCGCGCCTCCGCCACTCGTCGCGAGCCTTGCGCTCCCCGTGAACACGGAGATCAGCGCGTCGATCACCGGCTCGATGGCGCGCTTGAGGAGTCGGTTGATCAGCTCGGCGGCGATCGAGTTGATGACCTGCATCGCGATGTCGCCGAACGACTTCCACGTCAGGGTCCCCTGCTGGAGGCCCTTGACGACCTGGTCGATGCCTTGCGTGATCGAGCCGAAGATGTCGCGCCAGAAGTCGCGGGCGTTCGCAAGATCGGACAAGCGATCGAACTCGGCCTTGAGGCGCACCACCTCCGGCGTGATCCCCCCCGCCGCGTTCGCCACCGCGAGCATCCGCGCCCGCACCGCGTCGAGGCTGGCCCCGAGCGCATCGAAGCTCGGGCCGAGCAGCTGCGACTGGAGGTTGATCGACGTGAAGACCGCATCGACGGCCCGCGCGGCGTTCGTGATGTCCACGATCGCCATCTGCTCGTCATGCAACGCCTGCTGCACGTTCTCGGCGTGCTGCACCCACTGGGCGTCAGACATCGCGAGCGTCTTCGCTTCCTCCGCCCGCGCGCGATTGTTGATCTCCACCTCGGCCATCTGGCTCTCGTGGAGGAGCGCCAGGCGCGCGTCGATGTGCGCCACCCACTCGGCGTCGCTCAGCGCGAGCATCTGCTGTTCGTGCTGGCGCGCCTTGTTGGTGATCTCGACCTCGGCCTCGAGGGCGCGCGTCGACTCGGCGATGATGGCCTCTGCCGAGTCGACGTGCATTTTGAGGATCTGCTCGCCCAGCTTCTTGATCTCGGCAGCCGACATGGCGGCGTTCTTCGGGAGGTTGCCGAGCGGATTCGTGCCGAGTTTGCTCAGCTCCTTCTGCGATTCAGTGGTGCCCTTGGCGCTATCGTTGAAGCGATCGAGGGCGTCACGGGCTTCCTGGAATCGCGTCGTGGCCGCGCTCATCGCCGCCTCACCCGCGGCGAAGGCTTTCGTCATGTTCGGAAGCCGGCCATTCGCGAGGTCGTCGGCGAGGCTCCCATAGAAGGCCGTAATGTTGGCCAGGGGGACCATCACCGCCGCGAGGCCGACGCCGATGATGGCGATCTCTCTAAACGTCTCTTTGATCGTCGGCCCGATCGTTTTCTCTAGGACGGTGCCGACCGGACGAAGCACCTCGAGCGCACCCTCCCACGTCGCCTTCCAGATCTTGCCGAGCTCGGTCAGCGCAGGCCCCATCGTCCCGATCTCGCGGCCAATCTTTTGAATCCACTCCAGGATGGCCGCCGCCACGGTATTGAGGAGCTCCCCGAACGACTCCTGCGTTTCCTTCCACGCCACCTGGAGCCGCTTGACCGATTCGGCGTGGAGGTTGTTGACGCCCGTCAGGCTGTCGACGACGGGCTTGGCCTTCGCCATCGCCTCGGTGTGGATGGCTTGCGCTCGCTGCGCGTCCGTGAGCTGGTCGACCTCGACGCCCAGCGCCGCCGCGTACTTCTTCGCCGCCTCCGTCGCGTCGACCTGGATGCCGACCATCTGGAGGGCCCGCGTTCGACCCGTCGCCGCGGCTTGCGCGAACGCGTCGAACGCGGCCTTGACGTCGCCCCCGAAGAGCTTCGAGAGCTGGCGCGCCGCCTCCATCATCTCGATGATCTGCTTCGGCTGGAGGCCCTCGATCAGCGCTTTCGAGGCCGCCTGCATCGCGTCCTCGATGTCGAGCAGCCCGTCAGAGGCCTTCATCAGTTGCTCGGCCAGCGCCTCGCCATTGACGCCAATCGCCTTCGTCAGCGCCATGAAGGAGGCCTGTTGCATCTCGGCCTCGCGCGCCATCCGCGAGGCCTCCAGCACGTAGTCCTTGATGGCGACGACCGCCTGCTGGAAGACGTTCGCGAGGTTGACGCCCGTGAAGACCTCGAACACACGCTTCGCCGTGTCGCGGAGGCCGGAGAGCTCGCGGCTCGCGGCCGCGGCTCCGCCCGCGACGACTGAATGGAGTTTCGCCCCTGACTGCGCGACGGCCTCGAGCGCTCGGGCCGCTTCGGCGGGCCCGCTCGCCACGACTCGGATAACAACCGTGCCTTCGTTCGCCACTACCGCACCCGCGCCTCGTCTCGCGCCCGGGCGAGTTCCTCGGGCGTGAGCCGGCCCGTCTGCGCCATGCCCAGCGACTCGTACTCTCGGGCGAGGGTCATGGAGTCCTCGACCAGGTCGTGCTCGTGGCGCTCCTCGGCGTCGTCCTCATCCGATGGCTTCGGCTGCCAGCGCGGGTCGTACGGCTTCGGCTCGCGGCCGATGACGTCGCTGAGGGATGGACGGGCGTCCTGCGACCACATGCCCGTGCGGAGCGCGTGGCGCGCGAGAATGTCCCAGAGCAGCTCGTGGCGGTACGCGACGCCCGCGAGCATGGCCTCGACCTCGCCCGGCGTGCAGCGGTCGAATTCCCACGGCTTGAGACCGAGGAGCCCGAGCGCGACGGGCTCGGTCTCCTCGATCCAGGCGTCCACGTCGATCCCCTGAAGCTCGCGAACTAGTCGCCCCTCGGAGGGCTCGCCATCGCCAGCGTAGGGCGCGGTCGCTCCTCCTCGGAACGATCGGGTGACACCTCACGGACGCATCGGGCCTCGATGAGCGCGTCGACGAGCGCCTTCGCGATGCCGTGGAGCGAGTCGTGGGCCTCGAGGTGGGCGTCCATCCAGGACCAGAGCTTTTCCTCGGAGATCTTCTCCTCGAGGCCGTGCCGGAGGAAGATCACGATGCCGTCGCGGTCGTTCTGCTCCTCGATCAGCCTCGCGGCGCCGTCGATCTGGAGCTTGTGTTGCACGAGGCCCACCTGCATGTGGGCTTGCAGCTCGTTCGTCGCGCGCTGCGCCGACTTGCTGCTGAAGCGGAGATACCGGACCTTGCCGCCGAGCTCGACCGGAATGGACTTCGCCATGAGGAACCTCCTTCGTGGTGACCGGCCCCTCTGACAGGGCCGGGTTAAACGCGGCAGCTGATGCCCACCGGGGTCTCAGGGCGGGGTCGCTATCCCGGCTTCACGTTCAGAACCCCGGCGCCCCCAAGGAGGAGAAAGGCGCCGGAGTACCCCACCGAGCGGCGTCAGCCGCCGCGCGTCGTTTAATCGCTGAACGCCGGCAGCTCAAGCACGCGCAGCGTGACCTGGGCGCGCCGCGGCCCGTCCGTCGGGCGGCTCCGCGCGTAGGTCTTCACCGCGCACCGATACGTCGCGAACTCGCCGCTGGTCTCGACCACGCGGTAGTTGCGCTTCGTGAGCGTGAAGGCGTCGTTCCGGAGCTGCTTGTGCAGCGCGTTGGCGGGGATCTCCGAGATTGGAAAGCTGAGGGCCCCCGAGTTCACCAGGCCGAGCAGGGTCTCCGTGTGGATGCCGTCCGTGCTGTGGCTGGTGACGTCGTGCTCGGTCTTGTCGGGGCTCGGCCCCTCGATGGCGCCGACCTCGGGGATGGTGACGTAGGCGCCGGAGCCCTCCGAGGTCTCCACCTGCATCAGCGTGCCTTTGGCGTGTACGGCCTGGCTCATGGAGTTCTCCTCTCCCCGCTCGGGCTACGCGCTGGAGCCGCCGAGGTAGATGTCGTAGGTCACGCCGGTGACGCCCGCCGTGTTGAGCACGTTGATGAGGTCGCCGGTCGTGGGCGTGACCGTGATGCCGACCAGGTCGAACCAGCCGAACCCGCTCTGGGGGCCGATGTCGACGCCGGCGCTGGCGGCCGAGATCCAGGGCACGCCATTGGTGGCCCCGCGGCCCACGCGGATCCTGTTGCCGCCGAGCGCCGTCGTGTTGAACACGTAGAGCGCCTTGAGCTTCGCGAAGACGACGGCGACGCCGAAGGCGTCCAGCAGGGCCCCCGCCAGGTCGTGATCCTCGTTGGCGCTCGCCGCGAGCGCTCGTGACAGGCTCGTCCACTTGAGGTCGGCGAGGCCCACACCGGTGCCCGGAGCGACGGTCCACTGCAGCAACCTCGGGCCCACCTGCGACTTCACCACCTCGGCGCCGATCTGCCGGCTGTCCAGAATGTCGACGCCCAGCGAGAGGGTCCCCGTGAGTGATCCTGGCATGGCTCAGTTCTCCTTATCCGCGTCCTTTACGTGTGCGCGACCCAGTGCTGGCGAAAGACGCCGTAGGGCTCTTTCGCGCCGTCGTCGGTATCCATCGGACCGTCGGGCGTGAGGAGCATCTTCGCGAGACCGGCGAGCGTGCGGTCGAGCAGGAGGCACTTCGTCGCGTCCTGCCACAGCCGGTTCAGCAGATCGTTGACGGGGTCGTCCTCGATCCCGCTGTAGACGTAGCCCCAGAGCGCGAAGCGGTGCGCGTGGCTCTCGCTCGTCTGCGAGTAGTCGGGATCGAAGGTGCTCCCCGAGCCGCGCATCACGCCGAGGATCGGCCCCTCGCGCAGCAGCGCCTGATACTTGAAGTGCTCCAGGTCGAGCATCTCGCGCGTGAGGCGCTCCGGCGTGATCGTGAAGAAGTAGTCCGGGCCCTCGACGATCGTCACCAGGCGCGCGGCCACGGCGCGCTCGATCTGCTCGCGGATCGGCGGGGCGGCCGGCGGCATCGCGCTACGCGGCCTCGCGCCCGGCGCGCTGGCTCAGGATGAAGTTGATCTCGTGCACCAGGCGCGAGCGGAACTGCTCGCGCGCGGTCGCCACGTTCTCGTCGACGAGCTTGGCGTTGAACACGCGGAGCGGCGACGGCCCGAACCGCTCGTCGATCGGCAGACGTCCGACGAGTCCGGTCGGCCCGGCGCCGCGGCGGCGTCCGACCACGGCCTTGTGCCCGCTGCGCATCGTGGCGAGGAACGCCCGCGGCGCGAACAGCGAGCCCGCCTGGACGCCGGCCAGGAGCTGGTACGGCCGGAAGTCCTGCATCGGGATCCGGCCCAGCACGTGCGGCGGCTTGCCGTCCGTGCGCCGATACGGCCCGATCGCCAGGGTGCCCTCGAGCGTTCTCGGGCTCGCCTTCGTGATGTGGAGTGAGCGGTCGACGGCCCGCTTCGTGATACCGCCGCCGAGATCCGCGACGATGGCCGCCGACGCGCGCGTCTTCGCGCCCTCGAGCGTCCGGTTGATCGCCCGCATCTGGGCGATGGGCAGATCCTTGCCGATGGCCAGCAGGTTGGCCGCCATCCGCTCGGTGCCCTCGACGGTGATCACGTCATCACACCACGAGGCAGGTGATGTACTCGGGGTCGAGGTCCACGGTGCGGATCACACGCCACGCCTTCGGGCTCTGGCCCTCCACGCGCGCCGCGGTGATCGTGGTGTCGACGGGCACCTCGTCGCCGATCACGTCGCGGCGGAGATCGAAGTGGGGCGAATTGAGAATGAACGTATCGCCCTCGCGGTCGAGGGTCTGCTGCCCGAGACGTCCGTCGGGAATGACGGGCATGAGGACGGGGGCGTGCCCCGGGACGATCACAGTCGCCTCGGTCGCGAAGACGGTATCGAAGACTCCAAGGTCGGGGTGGGCGTTGAGCATCGTTTACGCGAGAGCCGCTCCGAGACCGGAGCCGTAGAGAAAGACCAGGCCGGTCGCCGTCGGGTTGGCCGCCGCCCGATAGGCGTAGCCAGCTTTGAAGTTTCCCGTGGTGACCGTCGTGAACCGCTTGTTCGTGTCGTCCCAGTTGACCTGCTGGCCTTCGGTCCACGCCTGAGCCGACAACTTCGCGTGCTCGACCACGCCCCGGACGACCCCAGTGAACTGGGCGCCCGAGAGGACGGTGGTGGTCGGAATGACCAGCTGGTCGCCAATCTTCACGCCGATGCCGGCCGTCACGTTGGCGGGCGCCGTGTGAGTGGGGTTGTCAGCGTCCTGGGAAAATGTCTTCATGCCAGTCTCCTTGGGCTGCGCCTACGCGCCGACGTTCTTGTACGCGGCGCGCCAGTCGGCGGCCTTGAAGGCCACATCGATCCGGCACCGGAACTTCATGCCGTCGACGTCGAAGCCCTCCATCTGCGTGACGAGAGGGCCTTCCTGCCCGTCGAGGACCCCGTGATAGAGCAGTGGCGCCTGCGAGACGTTGGTCGCCATGTACCAGGCCGTGGCACTGTTGACGTCGAGCCGCGGCTCGACGATCGTGGTGAGCGGAGTGCGGCCGGCAGCCGCGAAGGGATTCACGCTACCCGACACCGCCGGAGTGATCTGGGTCACGAACTGATCCGCGATCGTTTCGAGCGCCGCCGGCACGATCAGATAGCTCGGCGAGAGATTGAGCGGGGTCACGGCATCGATGCCCTTTTGATTCCGCAACGCGGCCCGGCCGACACCGAGCGAGGCCACCGAGATCACCGTCCCGGACGAGGTCAGATTGAAGTGGCTCCCCGCGTGGAACAGCGCCACGCCGTCGCCCATCGTCGGGTTGGTCGTGATCTGAGCCCAGGCGAGATCCGATTCGATGTCGCGCGCCTTGCGGCCGAACGCGGCCGGCACTTCACCGAAGGCGTTCAGGTCGTCGTTGATGAGGGCTTGGCGGGTGATCCCGAACATGCGGCCGTAGGTCTTGAGCTGAATCGTCTCTTTCGCCTCGCCGATCGTGCCGAACGTGTATTCGCCGTGCTCGAGGATCTCGAGCAGGGCGGGAGCATCTCCGACCTGGAGCTGACGAGACGGCTTGAAGTCCGTCAGCGTGACGAGCCTGGAGATGGTCAACCACGTCTGCGGTGCCGCCTCGTAGGCCGCCCGGAGGTTCTTGTTCGCCGCGTCCTCGAAGAGGCCCGGGAAATCCGTGGTGGTGTGGAGGCCTGCCGCCCGCACCATCAGGGCATCGACGAGCCTGGAGCGATCGAGGCTGCTCGTGCGCACTCCGCGGGCGTTGAGGAACGCTCGGCCGACATCCAGCAGACTCATGCCGCGGTAGTGGCGACTCCTGTCGTCGAGGGGAAACCGATGGGGGGCCACGCGGTGCAGCAGCGCGCCCTCGATGCCCGCGCGGACGTGGATGAACGGGTCGTCCCCGACAATGATCTCGCTGGCTCCACTGGGCGAGCGAGGGCCACGGTCATCCCCGCCCCGCTTCCGCAGTTCGTCGAGCACCAGGCCCTGCGCCTTGACCAGAGACATGCTCCGATCACGGATCAGCTTGTCCTCGAAGGATCGTGGCATCTTCGCGGCCAGACAGGCACTCCGAATGCCCTCGCAGCGTTCGTTCTCCGCAGCGGCACCCTCATCGCGCTCGTTCGGCTCCGGCGGATCGACTGATGTCGCGGCTGGAGCACTGAGAAGCGGCGACGCCGGCATCATCATCGGGTTGTCTGCCGCGATGGTTTCCGACCGATCCTCTGCCATGTTCAGCTCCTGTCGACGCACGATCACGCACGCGTGCTTCGTCGCGGTGTCGGCGGCTTTGATTTTGGCGCCGGGATCGGCACCGATCGGGACCGCGGAGATCTCGAAGGGCTCCCAGTCCGTCGCGTGCCGCTTCATGGGAGTGGTACCGGTGGCCTCGGTCTGTTCGAACTTGTAGAAGTTCGCGCCGACGCTCACGTTCCGGATGATCCGGTCCTTGATGTCCTGCCAGATCGGCTCGACCTCGGCGCGCTTTGAAAAGCGCACGGTCGCGACGGCTTGGCCCTTCTCGATGCGCGCGCTTTCGACGGCGCCGAGGACGGCGCTCAGCTCGGAGGCGTGGTGCGCGTCGAGGAACGGCGCCCCGTTCCTCAGCCGATCCAGACGGACATCGGACGGCTTGAGGGAGAACGTGAGCAGGTAGGGCTCGCCGCGGTCCCAGTCGTACATGCGGATCGGCGCCCCGGTATAGAAGATGACCTCAGCGGTGCGCGCCTCGACGTTGATGCTCGAGGGCGCGATCGCGGCGACGATGTTGAGCGGACCTTGTTCGATCGTCTGGGCGCGGTCGGCTGCGGCGACCGTGGTGGTCATGGGCGCAGGGTGACGCCGGGAACAGGGTGAGGGCTAGCTACATTCTGCGATACCTATCGGACCCCGGAGACTGCTTAACTCCGCTCTCCACTCCTCGGCCGACATGACCCCCTTACCCCGGTTGCAAGAGACGCATGCCGTGGTGAGATTGTCCGCCGTAGTCGTCCCGCCGCAGCTCCGAGCGATGACGTGATCGACGTGAAGCGCGACGTCCGGACTCGCGGCTCCACAATACTGGCAGGTGAAGTGATCTCTCTGGAGCACGAAGAAGCGGAGTTTCGGCTCGACGAAGGGCTTCCGGTCCACAGGATAGATCGACTGCCGCTGGCGACGCTCCGAGTAGGGCATCTCCCCAATGCGTATCCGGCTCACCGGATGAAGTGGGAGAACGGGTGATCCCGTTGAGCGAAGCCAGCCTTTTCGCCAGAGAGCGTCGACGTGAGTCTGGCAGCCTCGCGGCGAGAGGTTGAGGCGCTTGGCGATGTAGGCCCTGGTACACCCCTCCCCCAGCTTCGCCAGATAGTCCGCGGCGAGCGTGTAGACCTCAGCCTGTCGAGCGGTGAGGACTCTGGGGTTGTCGATCGGTGGAGGGGATTCCGGCGCCCTCGGTTCTGGCCAGATCACCGAGAACACTCGGCGACCGCGTCACGGCCCGCATTGAATGCCCTCAGATCATGTTGATCGCGCACGCCAGGACGTACGGCTCCGGGATCTTCTCCGGCCTCCATCGCGAGGATGGCCGCGCGCTGACCGCGGGTCCAGCAATCGCGGCAAGGCGACGAGGAGGGCGGCTGCAGCGCGCGCGCCGCGGCGAGGCGCTGGGCGGGTGTGGGCGGCGCCGGCAGTGGGGTCTCTGGCGCCCTGTGTCCGTTGCGCTTCGACTTGTCGTCCTGGTCCGCGACGTCGGCCCTCACGTCGAGCTTGGTAATCAATGCCCTCCTCCGTTGCTGGCGCCGTTGCTGGCCGCGTCCGTGATGTCGCGCCGGAGTTCATCGAGGAGTCTCGCGACGGCCTGCGGCGGGCTCGACCCAGCCGCGGCGCCCTGGAGCTGCCCGCCCTGCGTCATCTTGCGTCCGTCCCCGTCAAAAATGACACCCGCCTTGTCGAAGGCCCCGTTCCACCGCGCGATCTCGTCAAGCTGTTCATCGGGGTCATAGCCGAGCTCGCGCACCATTTCGGGCCACGTGATCGCGCCGAGGCGCAGGAGCCGCATGTAGGCGATGGCCTCGACGCCAGGATCCAGCAGCGCGGGCGGCGGCGGGGTCCACTCCACTGCGGGGGTCTCGGTGAGCGCGGCCCCGATGACGGCGGCCTGCATCGCCCAGCGCCAGACGGGGTCGCAGAATTGCGGGATGAGGAGACCCCAGCGCCAGCCGTGGACGTTCTCCCAGTGCCGGATCCGCGACATGCGGGCGGCGGAGTACGGGAGACCCGTGTAGTCGCCGACCAGGTCCTCGTAGGCGACGCCGAGGCCGGTGGCGATCTCGCTGAGGACGGTCTTCGCATAGGCGGCGTGTTCGTTGATGGCCGGCGGGTCGACGACGGTGATGCTCCGGCCGGGCGGGGCGTTGTGGATCAGACCCGGCTCGAGGCGGTCCCACTGCATCTCGCCGGCGCCTTGGGCGACCGCGATGCCCAGCGGCGTCGCATCCCCGCTGATATCCGACGTGATGACCGCCAGGCACGCGGCGATCTTCTGCTTCATCAACGCCGCGTCGAGGTACTCGTCGAAGTCCTTCATCCGCAGCGCCACGCCCGCGAACCACGAGGGCGCGCGCACCTGACCCGGACGACCGGGTCGATAGACGTGCAGGATCTCGCTGGCCGGGATGCGATCCGACGTGAGCGAGAGCGACGGCGGGTGCGAGGAGCCTGGGTGATCGCGGAACATCCAGTAGGCGATGCGGCGGCCGATCCGATCGAACTCAATGCCCTGGATAATCGACCTGTCGGCGCCGCCATCCGACGAGGCGAAGCCAGCCGCGGTGGCATTGTCCTTCGTGGAGTCGAGATAGTCAGGCTCAAGGACCTGCAACTGGAGGGGGATCGGGAGATTGTCTTCGGGCCGGCGAAGGCGGCGGCGCACGAGACACTCACCCGATTCGACCACGGTCCGCATGACCGTCTTCTGCAGGCCCGCGAAGTCCTGTCGGCCGTCGGCATCACACGCCGTCGTTCCGGCCCACGCTTTCCAGAGCTCGGCCGCCTGCTTGTGCTTCGTCGAGGCGGCGATGCCCCAGCCGCCGCAGGTGTGGTTGACGATCGTGGAGAGCGCGGACTCGGCGAAGGCGTTGTTCCGAATCAACTCACGCGCATCGCTTCTGAGCGTCGCGAGCGCGCCTCGCAATTCGGCATTGGCGTCCGTCGACGGACGTTTCCAGCCTGCGGTGCGACGACCATACGAGGCGGCATCGTACCCGGCGAGCGCGTCGAGGGCGATGCGGGCGCGCACGCGCCGAGCCGTCCACCGCGGGGCGAACGGGGCGGTGAGCTTATCGATCCAGGCGACCATCATGTGCCCTTGCTGGTCGCCGCCAGCCGCGAGCTGGCACCGCCGGCCGAGATGTTGATCTCGGCGATCATCAGCGCGCGGAGCTTGAGGAGATCCGGCAGGTCTTGGCGCGTCACGGAACGGCCGTTGAACGTGACGGCCTTGCCCTGCGTGACGGCGAGGATTGTCGCTTCGAGCTCTGCGAGGTGGGTGGCGGTGAAGGCCATCAGGCGCCGGCGCGAGACCTGGAGCGGCGAGTGGCGTTGGCCACGTCGACTCCATCGGCACCAACGCCGCGTTGCGGGGCGTCTGGGGTTGCCAGGGTTGCCCCTAGGTTGGCTGATTTTACTACGAGATCACTCGATTCGCCCCTGGCATGTGCAGGCAGTCACGATCCCCTGCTTCGAGACCTTGAGCACGATCTCCGCGCCGCCCGGCCAGTTCTCCGGCACGGCTTCGAGGAACTCTCGGATTCGCCGCCAGATATGCGGCGGGATCGGCTGCTGCTCAGGCATGTGGTCCTCCATGGATCGATCCGGTCACCGGCTCCTCCGCAACCACCCGCGCGTGTTCGGAATCCACTTCCGAGACTGCTCCACGCGCTTCAGGCTCCCGTCGGGATTCTTGCGGTCGTCGCGCATGAACGGGTCGCCGCTCGGTGGTGAAGCGCTTGGGGTTGGCTTCGGTGTCTTCGGCTTCGCTCCAGCCAGACACCGCTTGCAGACGTAGGGCGACGGCACCGGCGGGTCGGCGTAGCGATCCGCGCCGCACTTCGAGCACTGCGTCTTGATCTTCATGCCGTGATCTCAGCCGCCTCCGCGTCTGGCACCTCGTCGTCGTAGACCTCCGGCTCGAGGTCCACCGGCTTGCCAACCGCGGCCTCGAGCGCGAGCCAATCGGACTCCGCGAAGCGGTCGAGGCCGACGACGGCCGCGGCCGCGCGCGAGTACCCGCGGGCGTCGAGCCAATCGTTGCGCCGGTTGGGGATGAGCGCCCACTCGAGCCTCACGAAGCCGCGGCGATTCTTCACCGCCACGAGATGCTCGGCCGTCAGCTCGCGGAAGTACTCCTCGGCCAACTCGGGGAAGTGCAGGAACCCGGGCGGGTACCCCTCGCCGCTCGTCGGCATCGGCAGCGACAGCCAGCCGTACAGCTCGCTCTTCGCCACGTGGCCGCACACGGGCCAGACGCGGTACGCCCCCTTGAGCTTGCGGCCGCGTCGGCTCATCTCCACCGGGGTCGGCGGGCTCACCAGCACGTGCCCCGACTCCTGGCCCTTGATGGCGATCACGCGATTCATCGGGTAGCGTCGCGCCCACGCGTAGACGGTCTGCGTGTTGTAGCCGCTGTCGACGGCCAGCATCTCGATCCGCAGGTCCACGCCGTAGACGTGGCGGAACGGGCGCGCGAGGAGCGCGTCGAGCTTCACCCACGGTCCGCGCTCGAGGTCCGACGTGTCCCCCGGCATCGCGCCCGCGTCGATCACCCACGATTCCTTGCCGCGGCCCCAGCCATCGACGTGGTACTTCAGGAGATCCTTCTGCACGTCGACGCCGCACGTGAGGAACAGCACGCCGGGCGGGCACGTCCCGATCGCGTACGGCTCGCGCCGCGCGTGCAGGCGCTCCCAGTCGGGCGCGTCGCCCCGGTGCTTCCACGGACGGCCAAGGATCGTGTTGACTGCCGTCTTGTGCGTGTCCGGGCCCCCACGGACGGCGGCCACGTACTGCGCGGCGATGGCTCCCCACGTGACCTGCGGCAGGTACGAGTACGCCGCCCAGATGGAGAACGATCGGTGTCGGTTGCTCTCCGTGAAATGCTCCGGCTTCTCGGGCCGCCACTCCCCTGCGGCGTCCATGTCGCGCAACTGCCGATGCGTGATCGTGCAGCCCCGATCGACGCAGACGAACACGGCCGCCTCCGGCTTGCCTTCGGGCCATCGTAGGTGCTCGAACTCGAGCGGCTGGTAGTACCCGCACGCGGGGCACGGCAGATAGCGCCGGCGCTGGTCGCCGGCCTCGTACAGCTCGACGATCTTACTGTGCCCTTCGAGGCGCGGCGTGGACCCGGCCACGATCTTGCGATTCCAGAACGCGTCCGAGCGTCGCATCGCCAGCGCGATCGGGTCGCCCTGGTCGCCGGCGCTGACGGGATACTCGTCGGGTTCCTCGAAGGCGATGACCCGACGTGAGATGCGGCGGAATCCGCGCGGGCTATTCGCGCCCACGAGCGACAGGTTGCCGCCGCGGAACGCCTTGAACAGGATGGCGTTGTCGGCCGTCCGCGACTTGGGGTCCGCCACCAGGCCCCGTAGGGCCGGCAAGCCGGAGAGCAGCGGCGCGATTTCTTCTTTGCTGTACTTCTCCGCGTCGTCGATGGCCGGCTGGACGACCAGGATCCGGCACGGGTCGTGCGCGATGTAGAACGCTAGCGTGATCTGCACGAGCTTGGACCACCCGACCTGGGTGCTCTTGAGCACCGAGACGCGCTCCACGGTCGGGTCGCCCATCGCGTCGAGAATCTCGCGCTGGTAGGGGTGCGTGACCCAGCGGCCGGCCTCCGCGTCGCCGGCCGGCAACCGGAAATGCTCGTCCGCCCACGCCGACAGGCTCACCCGCAGCGGCGGGCGCCAGATTGCGCGCAGGCGCTCATCGCGCAGCGCCAGCGCGGCCGGCGTCACTCGTCGTCCTCCAGCCCCGCGCCGGCCAGCTCGTCCAGGGCTTCGCGGATCACGGCGTCGATGGCGGCGAGCGTCACGGCGTCGAGCTCCGGCGCCACCCGCTTGATGCGACTCGGGAGCCCCAGCAGGCGATTCTTGGCGAGGCTGATCCGCTCGGCCTCCTGGCGCTCAGCCACGTCCGCCCGGATCAGTAGGCCCTCGCGCTCGTCGTTCGCGAGCTTGAGCTTGCGCTGCCGCTCCCGCTCGATGGCCCGCCTGATGTCCGCGATGACCAGCAGATCCCTCGTCGCCGGGCGCGGATCCTTCGCGTGATCTCGGTTCCGCCGCCATTCCTGGACGCCGAGGGCGACGTCGGCGATCACGACGCGCCCCTTGTCGTCGCGCCCGAGACTCTGCTCGAGCCGGCCGTTCCGGATGCCCTTTCGCACGGCCGCTGTGTCGACGCCGACCCGTCGCGCGAACGCAGTGACGCCGAGCCGCTCCGTGGCCCTAGGATCGACGATCGCGCGTTTCCGGCCCCCTTGTCGGTTATGCAAGGTCCTCCCCCATCGGTCGCACAGTGGACCCGTGGATTCCACCTGCGGCAAAACGCGGATCGGGCCCGACGCGTCCCGCGACGGGGATGCGACGGAAGAACCTATGCCGCCCCCCTATGCACTTCATACGATCGCCCCTCGATGCACCGCGCACTGCTTCGGCGTTCCGTCTCGCTTCGAGGGAAACGGCTCGCCGGGATGCTCGGCCACCCACGACGACCTGACGCACTGGTACTCACGCCAGGCCGGGTCGAGGCAGTCACGGTTGAACATCTCGGCGGGCCAGCGGCCGTTGATCAGGCGGCCGTTCTGACTGCTGTTGCTCGAAGGGCCTTCGAAGACCCTTCCGGGGGGTATCGTTCTCGTACTCGTACTACTACTCGGAGGGGATGGGTCTTCCAAGGGCCTTCCGAGGGCCTTCGGAGGGCCATCGAAGGGCCTCTCTATTCGGTAGTAATCACAGAACCTTGCGACGATTTGTAGTCTCGGCAGGCTCGCGACCGCCCTTTCGACGCTCTTCATGTGCTTCTTGTCCGCCAGTCGGATGTTCGGGTCATGCCGGAGGCCGTTGCGGACCCACACGACGGGCCCCTCGCGGAAGATCCACGGGGCCTCCGAGCTCGGGGAGCGCTCCAGCTCCGCGAGGGTGGCGTCGAGGATCTCGTTCGTGAGGCCGGTCTGGGATCGGAGGACCTCGGGGTAGTACCGGAAGATCGAAGCGGCGGAGTTCTGAGCACACAGCCGGAGCGTGACGAGGGTGAGCCGCGCGTAGGGAGTGAGCTGCTGGTAGTCCAGGTCGTCGAACAGCTTGCTGAACACGCCGCGGTAGGTGCCGCCCGCCATGGTCACCGTCCTCCGTCCAGCACCCATGTCGGCTGGGGTGGCGCTTCATCCGGAATCGTGAACTTCACGAACGCGGGCTCGAAGTCAAGCAGCAGCGGCGCGCCACCGCCTTCCCCGTCCCGCACCTTGGCGAAGATCAGCTCGCGCTCGGATTGCTCGGTGTCCGGCCAGTGAAGGATGAGCACCGCATCCGAATCGGCCTCGACGTCCCCGGACTCCTTGAGCTTGTCCATGCCCGGGCGTTCGACCTTCTTCCCTTTGTCCTGATAGAGCCGCGTCAACGACGACAGGGCGATCACGGAGCAGCCCTCACGCCACGACGCCAAGCGCTTGAGCCCGGCACTCACGGCGCTCACCTCCAGCCGCCGGTCGCGGTGCTCGGGAGCGCGAAGGAGCTGGAGGTAGTCGACGATGACGAGGCGGTACGCACGCTCGCGCAGACGCCGGCGGAGCCCATTGAGCGTGGGCTTGCTGTCGTCAATCCACAGCGGGAGGTCCTCGAGCCGATCCATCGCACCGAGGAGCTTCGGCCAGTCGTGCGGGTCCACGTCACGCCGACGGAGAGAGGTCGCACTCGTCCTCGTCTGCTGGGCGAGGATGCGTCGCCCGATGGCCGCGGCGTTCATCTCCTGGGACACGAGCAGCACCGACTGGCCACGCTGCGCGACGTGAATCGCCCACTGCACGATGAGCGCTGACTTGGCCACCCCAGGGCGGCCCCCGAGCGTGAGCATCTCGCCTCGGAGCAGCCCGCCGCCCAGGCGATCGTTCACGCCGTGATGGGGACACGTGACGAAGTCGGATTCCGGCGTGTCCAGGGCCTCAAGAATCGACCGCAGCACCTGCCTCACCGGTTTCGGTGGCTCGCCGTGCCGCCCCTTCTCACGCAGCGCCTCGCCGTCCGTGCGCTCCGCGATCTGCGTCAGCGCGTCGGTGACCGACGTGGCGAGCTCGGCGGGCGCCGTGCCGTCGTAGGCGGCCTGGAGCGCCTGGGTCAGGACCTGGATGTCCCGGCGCGCGCCGGCATGCACGAGAATGATCCGGAGGTAGTCGTCAACGAGGCTGGGGATGGCCCCCTGCTCCACGAGGAGCGCGAGCGCGGCGGGCCCACCGGCGGCCTCCAGCTCGTGGCTGGCGCGCAGCGCATCGGTCAACGTGATGAGCCCCACGCTTGACTGGGCCTCGTGGAGGTCCAGCATCCGGCGGTAGATCGTCCGGTGCGCCTCCGTGTAGAAGTCCTCGGGCTCGAGCTTCACGGCCGCGCGCTCGAGGATGGCGGCCTCGAGGAGGCAGCCGCCCAGGACGGCGGCCTCGGCCGCGAGGTCGTGCGGCGGGATCCGGTTCGGGATCTCGGCAGGAATGGTCGTCGTCCTCGTCCTACTCACTTCCCGCCAGGGATGGGATGACCTCAATAAGCACACGGCCCGGAGCGGCTGACCGCAACGAGGCATTCAGGTCGTCGATCGGGCGGCTCATAGGTCTGCGTGACCGCGTCGTCGGGCAGGATGAAGTCCGGCGAGATCTTGAGATGTCGAGACGCCGCGGTCGTCACGTTTCGCCCTCGCTTCGTCGGTGATGTCCCGCCGCGCCAGATGCCAGCCCGACGCGGCGGGTGTGGTAGTGCTGCTAGGCCGTCTGCTCGGTCTCCGACGCCGGCGGCGTCTCCTGCTGCTGCTCGTCGCCGCCCTGCTCCTGCTGGTCCTTGTCCTGCTCCTTCTCGACGTCGCGTTCCATGGCTCCTCCTTTCTGGCGCCTGCCGGCGGCGCCGAGTAGGTCGGTGAGTCGCCCGAGGGTGATCGAGTCGCCGAGCTTCGAGCGGAGGCGCTTGCCGCGCGATCCCCAGCCGCCTCCGTGCGCGGAATTGTGGCGCCCGTGGCTCACGGCGTCCGCTCCACGAGCGACGCCTGCTCTGGTGGGACATGCGCGACGCGGATCACCACGCCCGGGGCGAACCGCTGAGCCCGCGGCCTCGGCGTCGTCCGACAGGCGATGCAGATACGCGCGTATCCGAGCAGATCCGCGCGATTCTTATGAAAGCGCGAGACATCCAGCAGGAGTCCGCACGCGGAACAGATCTGCTGAGGTTCTTCGCCGTCCTGGCCAATGCCCACGTACAAGCGCGGCGCGGCCTTCACGACCTCCCAGTCGAGCCGACGGATCGCGAACCATCGATCATCGACGCCGATGCCATCAGCGACCGCGTCGCAGACCACGTCAACGACGTTGACGGCATCGCCGTTGGCCCGTGGCTTCTGGACGAGGATGTCGATGTACGTCTTTCGTCGCGGCCATGCCTCGCCTGCGTTCGCGGCTCGAATGCGATCAGCCAGTGCGCCGCGCGCGGCGCGACACTTGTCATGAACGAGCATCGCCTTCTTGCCGTCGCGCCGCCCCGCGAGCTGATGAAGCCAGTTCTTGGAAAAAAACCATGTGAACGGGACAGACACCCTGAGCATCCTGACGATGTCGATGGACTCGGACGCCGACCAGAAGATGGAGGAGGCGGACGCGCGATTCTTCGAGCGCCCAGCAGCGCGTGGCGCCAGATAGCGCCGTCCGGCACATCGCCCACAGAAGCGTTGCGCGTTCGAAGTGCGACGAGCCGACTCGCCGCACTGAGCGCACACCACCGGCTCGAAAGACAGCCGCCGCTCGCTATACGCGCTCATTCGTGACGCCACGCAGGAGCGTGCGCAATCCGTATCTCTGCCCCCGGCGCTGGGTCGTACCGCTTGGCCATCCGGATCTCCACGAGGCGTGAATCGTCCACGAACACGATTCCGTTCAGCGCGTCCTCGATCGCCTTGAGGCAGTTCGAGAGATCCGGTTTCGTGACGGGGTACTCCACGCGCTTCGGGAGCGACTTCGGCCGCGGAAGATAGAACGTCACCGTCATGACCAGCGGCCCATCCACTGGTGCCGGCGGACGGTGAGGAAGGACCTGCGCGAGCACCGTGCGCTTCCAGTCCTTGTCCTCGGCCCGCTCGTAGACGGACGCACGGACTCCGCCGTTCGGAAGCCGGAAGGCGCGCGCACGGGGCCGGCCCTGGGGGACCGGGACGCCGTAGACGCGGACGGCGAGGATCTCGGCCACTTCAGTCCTCCTTTTCCAGCCGCGTCGTCGGCACGCCGTGCACGCGCCGCAGGATCGGCAGCGCCTCGCGCGAGAGCGAGACCACCGGGCCGAGGCCGTACATCTCTATCGACGCGCGCGAGGCTTCGATCCGCGCTCGGAGCGTCGGTGGAAGCTGGGCGCGCCGGCGGCGACGGTGGCGGGCCTGCCTGATCACGCGGCGCCCTCCTTGCTCGCCCGAGCCACCGCTGCCGCGTACTCGTCCGGTTCCAGCCAGCCAGCGTCACGGCAAAGCCTGCAGATCTGACCGAGCCGCGCCTGCTCGGCCGTGTTCGTGATCGGGGTGCTGCACGTTACGCAGGGCACCCACCGCGTCGCGTACGGCGAGCGCTTCGCGAGGGCGCCGTGAAAGTTCCGTTTGTCAAGCGGAGCCAGGGTCATGCCGCCTCTGGCCCCCCTGCGGTCCCTGGGCGTCCCTGGGCGCGTTTTGTCGCCTGAGCCCGTGCCGAGGCCTCCCGGCGCGCCGATCGTGTCTCCACGGGTGTCGCGCGGCACAGGGCGCAGATCCAGCCTGGCCCCGGCGGCTCGGCCAGCGTCGGGTACTTGACCTCGCCGCAGACCGAGCGCGTGGCGACGTAGGTCTGGCCGTGGCCCTGGCACTGACATCTAGGACATGTGGGCATCGCGTCGCCTCTCGTTCTCGCAGGTCAGGCAATACCGCTGACGGCGCTTCCGGTTGTACGCATGGCCGCGCGGGCACGTCGTCTTGGCCGCGTTGATGGAATTCACTGTATGGGGCGACCGTCGTAAGTTTTCCCGCGTGGTCACAGGCTCAAGATGTGACGGGTTGACGCAGGCCCGCTCTCGGCAGAGGTGGTCTATGCTTAGGCCGGCCGGGATCGGCCCTCTGGCCAGCTCGTAGGCGAACCGATGGGCCTGGACATAACGTCCTTCAACCCAGAACTGCCCGTACCCGTTTTCCTTGATGACTGAGTTCCAGAGCCAGCAGGCGCCGTCGCGGTCAACCTTCATCCAGAAGCGGACATCGGGGCGCATCATCAACCCTGGCAGCCGCAGCGCGGGCAGGCTTTCATGGCCATTCCTCCCCTGGGTCGTTTGCCGCCGGGAACCCAGCGAGCTCGTCCACCGGCGCATCCTCGAGCACGGGCTCGGCGATCTTCCTCGGCCGACCACGTGGGCGACGGATCTCCGGCGCGGCCGCGTAGGCAGCCCGGCGCGCCGCCACCTCATCCTGCGTCGCGCAGGCGACGCAGGTCGGAGCCCAGGGGTATGCGACGAGACGCCGGTCCGCGATCGGCTCCCCACACGAGGTGCAGGTGCCCCACGTCCCGTCGTCGAGCCGCCCGAATGCCTCTCGGATCTGCCGCACGCGATCGAGGAGCACCTCGCGATGCTGCGCGGTCACCTCGGCGTCCTGGCTGCTGGCCACCGCGTCCATGTCGGGGTCCGAGCCGCCGGGATGCGCCAGCGCGTCCCCGTCGCGGCGCTGGAGGCGCGCGAGGTCCTCGTCGAGCTGGCGGTGGAGGGCCACGCGGATCGGGTTCACGCCACGTCCTCCAGCGTCAGCGTGCCGTCGACGTCGCAGTGGGGATGACGGTAGCGGTCGCCCGGGAAGTCGAACGACGGGGCCGGGACCGTATCGCAGGCCCGACAGATCAGCCGCTGACATCCCTGGCACCGATCGCACCGCCAACACGCCCGCCCGCCGCACCGCGCGCATGCCCCGTGGGGGCGCTGTTCGCAGACCACGCAGGCAGTGGAGCGGCAGACCTTCACGCCAGGACCTCGCGCGCGCCCTTCAGCGCGCCGAGCTGGCGCTCCAGCTTCGCGATCTCCTGGTCGAGGAACTCCACGGCCGGGCTTCGTCGCGCGGCGAGCTCCGGCTTCGCCGCCGGTCATGAAGTGGTCGGCGAGCGCGCTGGCATGCGGGGCACTCACGGTGCAGCCTGGTTCGGGGCAGGCGATCACGCGGCCAGATCCGGGACCGCGGGCTCGAAGCAAGGGCAGCTACACGCGAGGCAGGCGCCCACGGGGCGCCCGTCGGCGAAAACGGTTGGGGCGTGGTCGGTCGAGGGGCAGCCGCAGCGGCAGACGACAGCGAAGAGCTGAGCGAGCGCAGCCGTCACGATGTCTCTACATCGCGCCCTCCGCTTACACCAGGATGGTGAGGTCGGTAACCCGGAACGGAAAGAACGTCAGTGTGCCGTGGGGTTACGACGCCAGAGACCGCCGGGTATCGTTCCCGGCTTACACGCCCTCTCTGGCGCACACTAACCTTTTCAGGCACTTGCTGAACGCTCCGTCTCGTCAGAATTACCAGGTACAGAACCCCGGAATGTAACCCCGAGCGGTTCTGTGCCCTTCGACGACAGGCGCAGGGCTGCCCCGAACGCCCGATCGTCGACCACCTTGGTGTAGAGGGCTGTCGTGCCGATGTCGGCGTGGTCCATGAGCACTTGGATGATGCGGATGTCGACGCCTCGCTCCAGCAACGCTGTCGCGAACGTGTGGCGGAATCGGTGCGGCAGGCACTCCGGAACGCTGGCCTGGACGCCCCAGGCCCGGGTCCGGTCCTCGAGCATCTTCCGTGAGTACGGCCGGCCGTTCTTCTTCGCCAGGACGAACGAGGCCGGCTTCATGTCCGTGTGCTTGAGGCACCAGTCGAAGAGGACCTCGTAGAGCTCGGGCAGCATGGGCTTGACCGAGGTCTTGTTGCCCTTCCCCGTCGCCCGGATCGTTCCGGGGACGACGTCGCCAGTCGTGAGCGTGACCGGCGCGAAGGAGCAGTCACCAACGCGGACATTGCAGATCGGCGTGGCGCGGAGGCCGGTGTAGTACAGCAGCGCGCGGATGACCTTGTCGACGCCCTGGAGGTCGAGGGCCAGGAGGGCGTCGCGCTGCTCCGGCGCGAACGGCCGCGGGAGATGTTTCGGCCGCTTGATGGGCGGCACGTCGAGCATCGGATCGACGGGCCACAGCCGCTTGCGGAGCCCCCACTTCGCGAACTCCGAGACGCTCGCCCGGCGACGATGCAGCGTCGAGAGGCTCAGCGGCTTCTCGCGGCGCGCGAGCGACACCATGAACTCGCGGGCCAGGTCGGGGGTGAAGGCGATCACGCTGTCGCCCATGCGCACGGTTGCCAGGGCGATCAGGAGATTCAGATCCGACTTGTAGTTGGCGATCGTCTGCTTCGCGATGCCGCGGAGCTGGGCGTCCACCAGGAACTGCTCGCGCGCAGTGGAGAGCTTCATGTGCCGCCACCCCCGAACGAGAGGTTGCGCCGGCACGGGGGCCGGTCGCTGGGTGGCGAGCATCGTAGCCGATCTCATCCGATGTTGACCCGCATCTCCGACTCGAGGTCGGCGATGTGACGCTTGAGCTCCGTGAGCAGCTCCGTCGGGCGCGGGTTGAACCGCAAGAGGCTGGGAATCGAGAGGCTCATCCGCACCGCCTGGGCGGCCCGCTCGACGTTCGACGCGGCGAGCAGGAGTGGGCGCCACGCGTCTCGACTCGGGCGGCGATCAGGCCGAGGCTCCCGAATGATCGGGATGAAGATCCGGCGGCGATTCATGAGGGGTTTCAGCTCGCTGATCGCACGCTCCTCAGCCTCGACGGCGGCACCTTCCGAGGTTGGTGACCAGAGGCAGAACGAGTCGCCATCGCGGACCGAGTCCGTCAGGATGTGATCGTGTCCGTGATCCAGTGGGCGCTGCGCGCCACGCAGGGACATGCCGATGTATCGCGCGCGTCCATCACGAAGCCAGGCGTAGACGATCGGGCTCCTGAGCGCCGAGAAGTCGATCGACGACCACATGAAGCTCGGCTGAGCGCCGACGATTTCAGACATGCGAGCGACGTCGCGGCTCTCACCCATGGCGGGCGCCTCCGGCTCGATCGGGGGATAGCTGATTCGCGCCATGGTCAGTCTTTCGCTCCGGGAGTGTCAACGGGGGTGAAGGGCGCGCGATCGATCACGTGCCGACCCTCGGGCCGTTGGTGCCGTCCGTTTCGATCCACACGAACTCGCCGTGCTCTCCGACCGGCAGGTGCGTGCGGCACTCGACGCAGAACGTCGAGCCGTAGTAGTGGGGAGCGCGGGCGTAGGTCTCAGCCAGCCCGGCGCTGTCGACGAGCACTTCACGCAGTGGGGCGGCGCCTCAGGCGTGGGGCGGTACATCACGCCGCGGCAGGCGAAGCCGTCGACAACCCGACCGCAGACCTCGATCTCGGCGGGGAGGTCGGTCATCGGCTCCTCGCCGACGTCACGGTCCGGCTGAACACGCGGACGCCCGGGATCCGGCACGAGCCACGCATCGCGCGCACGACGCCGGCGAGCTTCTTGTCGTCCACCGCCAGGTACTCCCTCGGGATCAGCTCCGCGTTGACGACCTCGTACGTCCACTCCTCGCGGAACGAGACGCCCTCGACCTTGGGCGGCGCCGTAATCAGCGCGGGCGGCGCGAAGACGGGCCGCGGCGCCGGCGCGGTCACGACGACGGGCTCCTCGATCAGCTTCCGAGCGGCCGACGCGTCACCGCGCTGCTCGGCCCTGGCCGCCTCCTCGAGGCGTCGATCCTCCTCTTCCTTCTGGCGCCGCCGCCGCTCGGCCTCGACGCGCTCACGCTCCTCGCGCTCGAGCCGGAGCTGCTCCTGGCGCTGCCGCTCCTGCTCCTCGAGGCGCTTTCGCTCCTGCTCGCGCTGGTAGTCGCCCATCTGCTGCTTGAGCAGCTTCTCGGCTTCCAGGGCGTGCGCCTCGACCTTCTGGCGCTGGGCGAGCACGGCGCGGTGAGCCTCGTGGGCGGCCTTCACCATGGGGGTAAAGACCTCGGCGACGCGCCCGAGGTACACCTTGACGGTCCTCAGCAGCTCGCCGGCCTGGCGAAACGTCTCGTCGTCCACGACGGCGATCGTTTGCACGCGGACGACGAGCTCACCACCTTCGCGGTCGAGCGTCTCGGGGGCGATGGTCGTGGTCATGCGGCCCTCCGCCCTGGTTGGGCGCGATAGACGACGATGGCCGCGAGAGCGACCTGTGTCGCGGCGGCCAGGTCGACCTCGGTGAAGCGATACGTGGCGTCATCTCGTAGTTCGAGAATTGCGCCGACGCTGACGGGTTCGTCGGGGTGCTCGTGGTTGTACGCGAGCACGTAGAGAGCGATCTGGTACTCCGCGCCGTCAGTGCCGCCGGACTTGAAGTCGATGATGCAGCGGTGCCCATTGATCCAGCCAAGCCGGTCGGGGTGACCGATGAACTTCCACGCAGCATGGCGGACCTCGAACTCGGTCAGGACGGGCTCATGGCCTGAGTCCGCGACAAACTTCCGGTAAGCGTCGAGGCGCGGCGCGAGCTCAGGCGTCACGTCCGCCTCGTCGAGATAGCCGTAATGCTCGGCCTCCAGGAGCGCGTGAAGCCTTGAGCCTCGGTCACGAGCGAGTTCGACGACGTCGGGGCGGACCAGGGTGAAGTCGGGTCCGAGGCCAACCGCCGACAGAATCGTCGTTACACGCGGGTACGTCGCGCCCATCCCACCGTCTTCCTCAGATTGATGCAGCGCCGACAGGAGCGCTTCCCGTTTGACCGGACCTTGATGTTCTCGGCGGTCAGATCGTGGCCGCGTTGGCAGCGCCCCTCCCGCGCAGTCCGCGTTGATGGACTGCTACCGCGTCCTGTGTTGACCGCTGGCGACACCGGCTCCAAGTGCGCCGGATTCACGCACTGGCGAACACGACACAGGTGGTCCACCTGGAGGCCGACGGGAACCGGACCGACGAGCAGCTTGTAGGCAACGCGATGTGCGTAGGACATCGCCCGGGAATCTGATAGCAGCGAACCCGTCCGGATCGTCCCGTAGCCGTTTGGCTGAATATGACCAACCCACAGCCAGCAGCCGGTGTTCGGCTCGGGCTCGACCTTCGATTCCCAGCGTTCCAGCAGCGGAAGCGCCACGCTCACGCCAGCGTGCCCTGCTGCTGGCCGGGCTTGCTCAGCCCCTTGTCCGGCCCCTGCTTGAGCTTCTCGCACAGCGTCTCGTAGTCCTTGATCTTGACGTCCCGAGGCGAGTTGTACTGGTATCCCGACAGCAGCTCGTGCAGCTGGTCGTCGGACCACTTGGTGCCGGTCGCGATGGCCCGGAGCCGCTTGTGCTGATTCTCGTTGATGACGATGTCGGGATCGGTCCGGTGCTCCTGCTGCGGAACCCCCTGCCCGCGCGACGACGGTGCTTCACGCCTCGACGGTCGATCCTCGTCCTCGTCGTCGCGGTCCCGCTCGTCCTTGTCGTCGACGTCCTGCGTGAAGATCTCGGACGCGGCTGTCACGTTCAGCACCGCGGCGACGAGCGCGCGCTTGTTGGACATCTTCAGGACGGTGTTGTGCGTGTCGGGCAGGTCGGGGTTCGCGACGCGCTGCTCCGTCTGCTGCTGCTCGATCGCGTCGTCGCCGTCCTTGAACTTGGCCCCGCAGCCGCCGCGCTTGCCGAAGCACAGCCAGCCGCCGCCGAACTCGGCCTTGCCCTTGATGATGGTGTCTTCCTTGCCGCACGAGGGGCACGTGCGCCCGGAGCGCCGGTAGGCGTACTTCGCCTCCCGCGTCGAACACGAGCCCATCCCCGACCCCATCCGCTGCCCGGTCGGGATGTGCCAGAGCGTGCACGTGCTGCGCACGATCAGGTGGTCCCCGTCCCGGATCTCCTCGGTGCCGTACTGCGGGTCGAGCCGGAAGAGCATGTTCAGTAGCTCGGCGCCCGGCTTGTAGAGCGTCGGCTTCTTCGTCCCGGGGATCACGCCGAAGTGCGTCTCCGGCTTCATGAGCTTCGCCATGACCTCGTGGATCTTCTTGACCTGGCCGGCCAGCTCCTCGACGGTCAGCTCGTGGCGGTACGCGAGGGCGATGGCGCCCTGCTGAGTCTCGTGCTGATGAACGACCGACATGTTCAATCCTCCATTCGGATACTGTGGCACTCGCCCGCCACCGCCCCCACCGTCGCCCCCGACACCGCGCGCATCAGCTCCGAGACCGTGGCCAGCACGCAGGCTTGAGAGCACAACGTCCGGGCTGTGAACGCCTCACGCTTGTCGCCATTGACCAGCGTCAGCACCAGGCGCGTCTCGTACCGCTTGGCGTGCTCGGGAATGATCGAGTGGCACGTCGGAACGTCGCAGCGGATCACCGTGTCGATCACGCCGAAGCCTCCTCCACCTCGTTGAGTCTGGCGAACTCACCGCGCAGCTCCGAGGCGGCGCGGTTGTATGCGATGGCGGCTAGCTCCTCTGAGTCGAACCGGCCGAGGGACTTGTTCCGTCCGTCCACCCAGATCGAGGCTACCCAGCGCCCATCGAAGTGGACCCCGCGGAACCGGGATTGACGTCGCCGCCGGTTCGCATTCCAGTTCCACGCGTTCTGGGCGGCCGTGCATGGCCTCAGGTTCGCGCGACGGTTGTTGAGGCCGTCCCCGTCGCGGTGATCGATCTGGGTCGCGACGTCGGACAAGATGAATCGGTGCATGTACCTGAGGTCTCTGCGGTCCTCTATCCGAGCGACGGCGTACCAGGCGTTATTCCTCCTGACGGCAGCCCAGCGATACGCGCACACGCGCTCGTGGTCGTCGCGGTCTACGATGGCCGAGCGCCCGTGGTTCAGCGGAATCCTGACGCCCTCGGTCGCGAAGAGGCACCGGCAAGGGCGCGGTGGCCGGATGGCGCCTGGCCGGCAGCCCTTGCAGTGTTCCGCGTAGCGGCGTCGGTGGCGGCTCCCGCATGACGGGCAGGAGCGGGTTGGGAGCGGGACCCACCGCCCGCCCATCACCTCGCCTCCTTCGGCGGCCGCAACGAGCCGGGACACGTGCTCGACTGCCACCCGTGCTCGCCGTGGTGTCGGATCTCGCCCGCCTTCGTGATCGCGTAGTCTCGTCCGCACGCGGAGCAGATGCCGCGTGGCGACTTCGAAACGCCGGGCGCGTTGACGACGCTCATGGCTCGACCATGACCGCGACCGCGGTCCACGCGAGGACGTTCGCGAGCACCAGCACGGCCGCGAGCAACGACTCGTAGACGCTCATGCCGTCACTGCCAACATCCGCTCGATCAACGCGCACGCATCCTGGATGCGTCGCTTCCTCGCGGCCTCGTATTCGGCGTCGCGGGCGTCGAGGGCGGCGCGGGCGTCGCGGGCGGCGCGGGCGGCGCGGGCGTCGCGGGCGGCGAGGGCGGCGAGGGCGGCGCGGGCGTCGAGGGCGGCGCGGGCGGCGAGGGCGGCGAGGGCGGCGCGGGCGGCGAGGGCGGCGAGGGCGGCGAGGGCGGCGCGGGCGTCGCGG